AAGCGAAAAACAATAACACACTAATCTCAAACTTTTCGAACTTGTCATCTGGCTGTTTCTTTTGCATCGCTTTTCTCCTATGTGAAAGCCCCCTAAAACAATCTTTGTTGCTTAATGTGATTTTTTATACGCTTTACTGCGTCATTATAGTAATCTGGGTCTAATTCGCAAGCAGTCAGCTCAAAGTCCATATTATGGCAAGCTAGGGCTATTGATCCAGAGCCAAGGTGCGTGTCGAGTATCTTATCTCCTTCTTTAGCGTAGTTTTTTAATAACCACTCGTAGAGCTTGATAGGTTTTTGACATATATGAATACGATCCCTTGAATTATTTGAGTCAAATATTTTTGCATTTTTATCAAATGAAGTTAAAGCCATTTCACAGTCTGCCATTGTGTGCATACCAAGCATTTGTAATTTCCTCCAAACGATAAAGCATCTAGCACTTGGTATATGTTCAGTAAAGTAGTTACCACCCCAAATTATATAATTCTTACTTACTCTAATTAATTCTTGAAAATACTCCTTATTAGGCTTTCCACCTAAAAACCCATCTTGCTTTTTATACTTTGAAGCCCACGTCCCACCTTGTGAAATCTTTTCATTTAAGCCATAGTCTGGGTCTACTATTGCAAGTTCAAAGTAATTATCTGGATAACGCTTCATTAACTCCATATTATCCTCGCAGGTGATTTCTATTTTGTCGGTTATTTCCATACTTTTACAATTAGTTCAAGCCCCCTAAAACAACGTGCTATTAATTCTATTGGTAGCTATATTAAAATACTTCTTATCCAACTCTATACCTATAAAATCCCTATTTAAATTCTTGCAAGCTACTCCAGTAGTCCCACTACCCATAGTAAAGTCTAAAACTAATTCGTTTTCATTTGTACTATTTTCCACATATAAACTCATTAAGTCTAAAGGCTTTTCGGAGGGGTGTGACTTGCTGCTTTCGTTTTTAAATTTATGAACAGTTTTAGAACCCAGCATATTTATAGGATTAGCCTTGCCTTTTCTTAAAAAAAGAGTGTATTCACAATTTTTCATATACCATCTATTGGGAGTGCAGTTGCTCTTTTCCCATACTAATAAATTATGCAATTTAAACCCACTTTCCCTAGCTAATCTTAAATATCTTTCAAGATTTAGAGTGTTTGTCATTATGTAGCAATGTCCGCCCTCTTTTAAAAGTTTGAATATTTTAGGAAACCAATCCTCTTCTTTTAAGTTATTATGTTTAAATATTTTTCCATCATTTTTTGACAAAAGCCCTGATGGTTGTCCTTTATGTTTAGGTTTACCGCCACTTATTACTTTGTAAGGAGGGTCTGTGATAATAGCATCTACTTTAATACCCTTAGCTATCATTCTATCCATAGCAACTAAACAGTCTTCGTTTTTTAATATTACTCTACTCATCTGTTTATCCTTTCCTTAGCTATATTAAAATAGTTCTCATCCAACTCTATACCTATAAAATTACGGTTTAAGTTTTTACAAGCTACGCCTGTTGTGCCTGAACCCATAGTGAAGTCTAAAACTGTTTCGTTTTCGTTGGTGTACGTGCGTATCAAATACTCCATTAGGGGTACTGGTTTTTGTGTTGGATGCACTTGAGTTTTCGGGCTTTCATTCTTAAAGGGAATTAGATTGGTGGGGTAGCTAAAACCTTTTTGCTTATATTTTGCCCCTACTTTATTGCCGCCTGAATGAGTGGATGCCGTTGATACATAGTTTACTCTCACTTTCTCATAAGGCTGCACGCCTTGAGGGTTGTAGACCATGGCATTCTTTGAGTTTCTTCGGATCGCCCCACAACTAAAAACATGGACAGATTCCGTCTCTCTAAGCGGCATACCCTTGGCGTGGACAAAACCGTTTTTTCTAGACTTCACCCAATACCAATCATACTTAAATTCATTAATGTTACTCATTCTTAAAGCACTTGAAAAAGGTTCTGAACCAAATAATACTATTGCACCATTAGGTTTAATTATCCGCTTGAGCTCCTGCCACATAGGCTCAAATGGTATCACACTATCCCACTTACACGCTGTTGTCCCATAGGGAGGGTCTGTTATAATAGCATCAACTGAACAACTTTCAATGTTTTGCATCTCAACTAAACAATCTCCTTTTATTAATTCTATTTTTCCCATATCTTAAAATAATTTTAAAGGTGTTTCATTTATTCTTTTCTTAGCTATCTCAAAATAATTGTTATCCTGTTCTATTCCTATAAAGTTTCTGTTTAAGTTTTTACAAGCTACACCTGTACTACCACTTCCCATTGTAAAATCTAAAACTAGCTCATTTTCGTTGGTGTAGGTTTTTATTAGGTATTCCATAAGTGCTACTGGTTTTTGGGTTGGGTGCGATGTCTTATTGTATATTACATTATTAAACTCTAAAACCATTTTTGGGAAACCACTTAGCTTTCCTATGTATTCGTTTGTTTGTGATTTTCTTTCCATATTTCCTTCGAAACCTTTTTTGTTCCGTTTTATTTTTCTTTCACATTCAAAAACACCTTGTGGATTATATTCCATTCTGTTTTTTATTAAATTTGAATGACCTATCGACCCCTGTGAAAAAACACTAATCAATTCAAAATCTTTTAAAGGCATATTTTTAGAATGAGAAAATCCAGTTGGTTTTGCCTTTTTCCACACCCAGTCATACTTATAATTTTTTATATTTGACATTCTTAAAGCACTGCTAAATGGCTCACTACCAAAAAGAACAATAGCACCGTTAGGCTTGATAATCCTGTTAAGTTGCTCCCACATCAGATCAAAATCAATCACGCTATCCCATTTACACGCTGTTGTTCCGTAAGGTGGGTCTGTGATTATTGCGTCAACACTCCCGCTTTTAATCTCTTTCATTCTCTCTAGGCAATCGCCTAATTTTAGATTTATCATTTTGTTCTTTTCATATCTTCTTTAGATTAAGCCCCCACTTTTATGAATATAGAACGGTAAGGATTTGCTGAGACAGCTAGCATACCTCGTCGCTACCACTGCTGGATACCAGCTACTTTGGGCGGGGCTTGCTTTACTCGTATAGTCAAATCACTATTTCACTACGTTCTATACTCATAAAAATGGACGATTATAAGCTTTTAAATCTATCCAATATTTCTTTTTCCCTGCTTTTCGGTGTTTCTTCAAGAAGTTTTCTATAACACTCTTTGAGTTTAGGTTTTTCCATATATATTATTAATGTTGAAAATATTTTTCACAAACAATTCTTTCTTCTGGGCTTACAGTACTAAACGAAGGTCTGTGTTTGCATATAACATTAATATTATAACCGCACAATCTAGGTCCAAATGGCCCATGTGTTACCTTTTTACAGGTATCATTTTCTGTAGGTTTCATAGAAATAAATTGTCGACCAGTTTTTACCCCCATAAAAATGGTAAAGCATAACAGACCAATCAATANACCCATTCCTACCACTGCCCATTTTATATCTTCCTTCTCCATATATATTATTAATTATGTTATAAATAGAGCTTGTTAACGGACAAGCTTAACCGATAGATTTCTACTCCTTCTTGCGGAGACTGTTACAGTGTATACACTTCTGATAGTACTTGAACTGTTCAGCTACCACTCGAGGGAAACGCTTTTCCTCTTCGATAGTGATATTACGCCAACAGTGTACACACTCTTTTTTCTTCTTCGAGACTACCATAACACCACCCCCAAAACTGTGAGTGTAGGGATAGCGAATAACACCGTCCATACAACAATTTTAGGTCGATTCCATTCCCAACGACTACTTTCAACAAAGAACTCTGACACAACCTGAATCTCCTGGTTCGAGAAAATGAAGTGAGCCTGATAACCGCCAAACTCTGAGCGTAGATGTTATCACCTCCTTTTCCTTTGGTAGTACCCCCTAATCAACTTCCAATGCCGTCTCGCNGTCGAGTGATACAGTAAAAGCTGGCATCGTCCCACGAATCGTCTTCTTGGCTGCTTTTTTACCAACATACTTCACCTGTTTACAATGTGTACATTCTCGCCAGTTAGAAAGAGCCTGAGAAGCCGCAAAACCATAACGGTCACGCTCCTCTTGTGATAACTCTCGCCAAACATGCTCGCATTTCGGATATTCTCCTGTCGGACTCATTATATCCACCCCATCAGTACGAGAAATGAAATTGTGAAGCCTGTAA